AAAATATACAGTACAAGTCAAAACAAGAAGAGAGTCTAAACAAGGCAAATATACTTTTGCATCAGAAACATCAAGGCAAATGTCAGAGCTTTATAAGAATTACCATTGTGATATTCTTGCTTTTGTTTTCTTTAGCCAAGAACATAAGCGAATTATCTTCAAGCCAAATACTACTTCGCAAACATACTTCACTTTTGATAAAAAGATCATAACCCCAACCCTAGAAATAGATTCCTTACAAGAAACCTTAGATGCACTTAGCCAAGTGCCAGTTCTTAATCCTTTAAAATAATTTAATTATTATATATACATATGCATTTATATATGCATAATGGGGGTATGTTAAATAAAAGTAAGGAGTTAAATAACATGACAAACCAAGAAAAAAACCAAACATTACAAACTCTTAATGAGGTAACGCTTCTATTAGCAGAAGCTAGGGCTAAGTTTGAAAATGAGTTGCCACAGACTGCAAGGGCTAAATACTCTAAGACTTATTCTGATATAACAAAATCAGAGGAAAGTCTAAACAACTTACCTTATGAATTAAAAATGGAGGTTAAATAACATGAAAAAGAAAAAAGTAACACAAATTGTCAAAGCTGATATAGATAACCTTAAACAGTGGTGTGCATAATGACTAGATACACTTTAGAAGTAAAACTACCTAGCTTAGGCTGGGTAGTTGCCATCAAGACTAGAGACTTATTCTACATGGCTAGAAAAAGAGCTAGGTTAATTAAACAAGGTCACGAAGTAAAACTAACTAAAAAGAGGGGGAAGTAATGAAAAATAAAATCAAAGTAACAGGCACTATTAATTCTTGGGGTCATAACTCCATAGATAGTACTGAAGTATTTTTTAACAAGCACATAGAAGATTGCTCATGTGGTGGTTCTTATTCATATAGTGCAATGCTACAGATGGAACAAATCAAAGCAGGAAACCTTGTTGATGATTGTGCGACTATTGAATGTGATAATTGTTACAGTATGTTGGATGTTGATGATTATGATATTGCTTTAGAAATACCTAATAATCTTACAGAGCAATTTGCTAAAGAAAAGATTTGGTGTAAGTCCAAAGATTATGTAGAAATGTCTCAGGGTGTATCTACTATGGATTGGGATGTGCAGATGGGTGGTAAGTCATTTGAAGAATTAGCAGAGCAAGAGCTGAAAGCTCAGGGGGTTTTGTAATGGAAGTAATATTTAACATAGTAGGCGGTGGGCAGATTTGCCTACCTAAGAGAGAGGTCAGAGGTTATTACAAAGACTTTATAACTGGTGATACCTTAGTACAAGTTGGCGAGTCTGAACATAAGGTCAGAGAGTCTTTGACTGAGATCGCATATTTAATGGGGGTAGTGCAATGATAGAAGAGTTAAAGCAATACCAACCTAAGCAACGTGGCAAGGCTTGGGTTTGTGATGATATACCTAACAAGGATTACCATAAAGGCATAGGCATTAGCAGTAGTTTTATTAGAAGGTTTGGTGAATCACAATTACATGCTATAGAACATAAGCAAAAGACAACACCAGCTATGGAGTTTGGAACTGCAGCACATTCATTGCTTGTAGAAGGTCAGGAAGCATTTGATAAAGAAGTATGGGTTATCAGTGGTTCACCATATACAAAAGCATATAAAGAAGAAAAGGTTGAACAGGAAGCACTTGGTTTTATAGTAATGAAAGAAGATGATGCAGGTACTATATTTAAAATGAAAGACAAAATGATCTATGAGGGTAATGCTTACCTTGATGCAAAAGGCAAAGTGGCAGAGAGCAGTTTCTACTGGTATGAAGATGATGTCTTATGTAAATGTAGACCTGACTTGATATGTCCACCTTTAGACAATACAAATAGCACAGATGAAATAGTTATAGTGGATTATAAAACAACCCAATCAGTTGAGCCTTATGCTTTTGCAATGTCAGTTAAGAAGTTTAGATATGATTTACAAGCATCATTCTATAGAAGAGGTATGGAAGCTGCTGGGTATAAGGTAGATTCATTTGTGTTTGTAGCTCAAGAGAAGACTTATCCTTATGCATCTAAAGTATTTGTAATGACTAAAGAGCAGATGGATTTTGGCTGGTCAATTATGCAGACTTACTTAGAGAACTACAAAGAATATCAGAAGGGTAAAACTCTAAGTGTTTACAATAGTCCTAATGTTGTTGAGTTGGTTTTGTGAGTAAGGGCAAATAGATAATGAGAGTATTTAGAAGTATGGAGAGTTTATCAAATGCCCTTATGGATAGTATAAGGTTTTTAGCTAAAGATAGTACAAAGTCTTTGCTTTATTACCAAATTAATTTTAATATAAAAAAGGAGAGTCGAAATCATGGATGAACTAATAAAAAAAGCACTTTGGATACCTGAAGAGCTACACAAAGATATAAAAATCTTTGCAATACAAAACAGCCTAACAATAGAACAGGCAACACAGATGCTAATAAAACTTGGCATGGTTACTTATGAAGCAGAGAAGGGTTATGACTCAGTATAAAGACCTTGTAGAGACACAAAGGCTAAAGCTAAACAAAGAGAAGGATGAATGGTATATCCACGTTAACAATGGTGCTGGTTACACAGAGGTTAAGAACGGAGATACTTTAACTAAAACTTTTCACGATACTGGTAGACAGGAGATAACAATAGATGCCAATTAACAGCAGAACAAAAGGTGCAGCATTTGAAAGAGTTATTTGTAAGAAAATAAACACTTATCTTGCATCTAAAGGTAGCACCGAGACTGTTAAAAGAAACCTAGACCAGTATCAAACAAAAGGCATGGCTGATATCTACTGGGGAAACCTAGCCATTGAATGTAAAAGATATAAGGGTAATGGCAAAAGCGATATATTTAAAAATGACTGGTGGAATCAAGCAGTAGCCAGTGCTAATGATAATTTAATACCTTTACTTATTTACAAATACGATAGGCGTAAGATTATGTGTGTGATTCCTTTATACCTTATGGAAAATGGTTATAAAAAGAATTGGGAGCAATACTATATGTGTCCACTAACAGAGGTTTGTGAGAGGTTAGATGAAGTCATACAAAAGGCGAATGGACTTAAGTAGTTACTTGTTAGAAGAAGATTTTGAACAATATTGCAGAATGGCATTTGAGAGGATACAAACTGCATGCGATTTCCTTGGCATTATAAATGACGAGGATTATGAGGGTTTTAAGGAAAGGTGTTATACCCAACTTGAAACTGATTATATAAACAGTATTGATAAAACAATACATTAATGGAGAAAAATAATATGAGTATATTAGGTGGTATGGGAAATACCGAAAATAAACAGCAAATCTACTTAGGATTCAAAACAATGGGACAGAAGTTTTTTGCTAATGGTGAAACTGAGGTTGATGTTAAATATCTACAGCTAGACCCTGAGACTTTTAAATCAGGATGGGGTAGGTATACAAAGGCTGATGGTTTTGAATATAAATGGGATGCTAAGTTTGGTTCAGTTGAGCCTAAACCTGCTGATGATTGGAAAAGAGCCTTTTCATGTTGGGTAATGCCACATGGTGCAGAACATGCTTATCTATGGCAGAGGTTTACTTATGCTGAATCTAGTGCTTTTGATAGTATTTTAGATTTGTTTTGGAATGACATAGCTAACAATACAGGCAAGTTGCCAGTTGTAGAGTTTACTGGTTCAAAAATCATACAAGTAGGCATGGGCAGTTCTTCTGAGCTTTCATTTAAGTTTAGTAAATGGGCAGATAGGTTTGATGGTAATAACATACCTGAATGGTACATAGACCCTAATGCACCAGCAGATGATGATGATGGTTTTGTATCACCAAATGAAGGACTTGCAGACAAAGTTGCTGAAATGGTAGCAAAGACAGAATTAACTGACGATGACATTCCATTCTGATGCAGTCTGTTGATTGGGTAAAAATAGCACCTGAAGTTGCAAAGCAGCTTCTAGGTGAGCCTAAGAGTATTTCATCGACTGAACATCGATGGGGTACTCATGGCAGTATGGTTCTTAACCTAGAGAAAGGCACTTTTTATACATTTGAAGGTGGTTTTGGTGGTGGGGTTACAGATTTAATTAAATATCTTGATGCAGATGTTTCAACAGTTTTAAAGCAGTTTGGTTATGATCAAGCATTGTCTTCTGATTCCTTACTCAACGTTAACGAGACTCCCCAAATAGTCGTTAACAAAGGCAATGCTAGATCATTTTCTAGAGAGCAACTTGTAGACTTGTTCAAACAAGCGGTTGTACATTTACAGTTCAGCGATAGCTTTATGGTTATGAGGTTTCCTGATGGTCATCCTATAAAACAAAAATATGCACCATTTAGTAAAAACACAGATGATTCATGGTCATTAAAAAGACCTGAAGGCTTGATGCCAATCTATTTTAAAGATAAGAATAAAGACAAGCCTATACTTATATCAGAAGGCGAAAAAGCTACACTTGGTGCAGAGAAGATATATAAAGGCGATTGTGCAACGTGGCATGGTGGGGTTAACAGTTGGCAAAAGGCAGATTGGAGTCCTATCTTTGGTAGAGAAGTTTGGTTATTTCCTGATAATGATGAAGCTGGTTGCAAATGTGCTAATGATATAGCTGATATGTTGGTTAATAATAAATGCACAGTAAGAGTTGCTACACCACCTGCACATTTTGAGCCTAAAGATGATTTGTGGGATGCTAGTAATAGAAATGATTTTAAATCATCAGAAGATTTAGAAAAGTACATGCAAAACTTTGCACAGATTAAGCCTAAAAAGCCTAGTCTATATTTTCAAACAGTTGATGAAATTATGTCTAATATAGGTGAGCCTGATTGGTTGATTGATAAGTGTATAGAACGTGGCACAGTTACATCTATATTTGGTGCAGCTAAAAGTGGTAAGTCATTTATAGCTATTGATATGGCATGTGCTGTTGCATCAGGAAGGACTTTTTATGGTTATGGAACTAAACCAGCTACAGTGCTTTATTTGGCAGGTGAGGGTTTTACTGGTGTTGGTAGACGTATTAAATCCCATGAGCAACATCATAGTTATAGTTTAAAGAATAAGCCTTTACTGGTAAGCAATAGAGGAACAAGAATTGGTGATAGTGAAGACTTTAAGAATCTGCAAGAGGTTTGTAGAGCTATTGAAGAAAAACATGGGTCTATAGGAATGATTATTGTGGACACTTTGGCTAGAAACTATGGTTTAAACGAGAACAGTACTGAGGACATGAATAAGTTTATACAGCATATAGATGATTTGAAAGAAGAATTTAATGCATCTATTGTTATTGTGCATCACACTGGACATGGCAGCGGTGCAAGATCAAGAGGAAGCTCAGTATTACCAGCTGCACTAGATTATGAGTTTAAGGTAGATAGAGATAAGAATAGTGATGACAAGGCTATGTTGGTTAACTTGAAGCAGACGTTAGTAAAAGATGGCACACCTATTGAAGAAATGTATCTTAAATTCCAAGAGGTAGAACTAAAAGGATTTAAGGGTGTTACATCAGGACTGTTGTTAGAAACTGATGAAAAGCCAAAATATACTTTGTGGACACCAAAAAGAAGAGAAACAAATAAAGCAATAGAAGATTATCAGTTAGAAAAGAATCCAAAAAGTCCAAGTGATGTATGGGTAAAGGGTGTGGTTTTAGCATCACTATTAGATGTAAAAGACAAGACAATGACAGGCAGATTAAGAGATTTAGCAAACAATGATTTGGTGCATTATCATGAAGATAAGGGTTATCAATCTAAAAGGTGGGACAATGAGTTATATTAACTGGATTGGTTTTGGATTGGTTTTGGACTGTTTTTGGATTGGTTTTAGTGCCAAATTACCCAAAAGTTGGATGGATTGGTTTGCTTTTTATAAGCAACCAGTCCTAATCCACTTATAATTCACAAAATGAGACCAATCCAATGAAAACATATTTAGATGAAACTTTAGAGACAAAGTTAAAAGAATTAAGAATTTATGAATCTGAGACTTATGAGAAGTGGGGTAGTAGAAAAAGAATATTTAAAATGATTGGTGTTGATTTTGAAATTAAGTTTTGTAGAGCTGAACAAATGTTAAGAGATACTCTTTATAGCGGTAAGCCAAAAAAGAAAATGCAAATGGTAGAAATGATGCACAGAGCTTTTGTTGCTTTAAACAAGAGTTGTGAAGAGAGTGGTTACATAATGATTCAACCAAGTAGCAGATGTTTTAACTTTGATAAGAAAACAGCAATAGTTTGTGATACTGATGATGAAAAGCCAGTACTAATGAAAATACATAAGAATGAACCTGACATGATGATATTTAGTGTAGAAGAATTATTGCGATGCATACCAAAAGATTTTATGGAAGCTAAAGAATTGCTAAGCAAATTAGATAAGTCAGTAAACTTTAAAAGGATTGATCATGTCTAAGTGGCATGGCGGTAAGGGTTCAGGTAGAAAACCTGAAGATAATAAGAAATACCAAGATAACTATGAAGCTATCTTTGGTAAGAAAAAGAAGAAAAATAAAAAAAAGGAGAAAAGTAAATGAGTATTAAAGATAAAATATATTTTGAAGCGTCTGATTGGTCGTTGAATAATAAAATTAAAACAAAATGGGGTAAATGGGAATATTCTGAAAGAGGTTATTTAGATTATAAAAATTTCTATACAATAGATTTAAAAACTAAAAACAGCAATTCAAAATTATTAGATTTGATTTTTCAAATAAATACAAAGGATAATCAAAACTGGGATGAGTATTGTGTTAATGATTTAATAAAAGCCTTAAATGACATTCTTTACCCACAAGCAAATTGCTGTTCAGGTGGTGAAAACAAAAAATTTTCTGCTAGAGAGTTATGCGAAAAATATGATGAAAGATTAAAGTTTGAAAAATTAATTAGCAAACGAGCTGCAGCAATAATTAAGAAAAAGAAAGATGACAAACAAAGCGATTGATAAATTTTTGGAGTGGTCTTTTCAAACAAAGGCAAATAAATTACACAAAAGGAGTAAAGTAAAAATGAGTATGAAGAAGAAGCATGACCCAGTGTCACGACCTGCACACTATAACAACGGGACTATAGAATGTATTAGTTACATTAAACAACAGTTAGGTAAGGAGTTTCCTAGCTATTTAGAGGGAAATGCTATCAAGTATATCCACAGACATAATATGAAGCACAGCAATAACATACAAAACTTACAAAAGGCTAAATGGTATATTGATAAGTTGATAGCACATTATGAGGAACTATGACAATAACAATAAACGTAAAGACTAACGATAAAGAACTAAAGAAACAAATGGGATTGTTTAAGAGAAAACACTTACCTAATGCTACTGCTAAAGCTATCAACAATGTAGGTGCAAAGGTAGTCAATGCACAAAGAGCACAGATACAAAAAAGATTAGACAGACCAACACCATTTACTATTAAGTCAGTTGATATGCCTAAGAAGTTTAGAGCCAAGCCCAATGATCTTTCAGCTCTTATCTTTGTTAAAGACATTGCAGCTAAGTATCTTAAGTATGTATATGAGGGTGGTATAGAGAAGGCTAAGAAGTCATCTATACTTGCACCAGTTACATCGGCAGGTGGTGAAAGGTTGAATAAGTTTGGTAATGTTATTGGCAAGAGAAGTAACAAAGCTGATGCACCTAAAAAAATATTCTACACAAACAATGCATTGTGGAAGAGAGAAGGTAAGGACAACCTCAAGCTGTTAGCTGTATCTAAACCATTCATTAAACACAGAAAGTTTTTAGACTTCTTCAAGATTGCTATAGGT